AGATGCGGTAGCGGCGCTCGCTGTCGGTCTGGAGGCCATCGACCATCTGCCACACGTTGCCCCAGAGGCCCACGATGCCGCGCCAAGTTGCCTGAGCGACTACCTCATCATCAACCGGGCGGTCACCGCTGCCATTGACGTAGCCATCGCCAAGGATGGACTTGGCGTCCGGCGTGCCCAGTTCGATCATGGCGAGCGTCTGAATGGCGCCAAGGTGGTAGATGCTCCACAACTGGAATCCGTCAAACTCACCGTTGCGCGCCTCGGCCGCCTTTTGCATGGCCGGGAAGTTGATTCGCGTCAGCGGCATCTGGCCCGGCTGGGAGCCCAGCTTGTCGCCGTCCGGCGTGCCTTGGTACTTGCCGACATAGAACGCCTTCAGTTGCAGGGCGTTGCGCATGAAAGCAGGGTGGGCGCTGAATCCTTCGTCGTGCTCGTCGCTGATCCAGACGGCTTTCTTCCCGACGTGCTCGCCAGACTCGATGACGCCGGAGCGGTAGTAGAAGGTCGGCACGCGAACCATGTGCTGGCCGTCGATGATTTCGTCCTGGATGCCGGCATAGGCCGGGTGCTCGTCGAAGTAGCCCGGCGCCACGTCGATGCTGTTGCCGGCCTCGTCGATGCGCTGCCATGGGGTGTTTTTCTTGCCGAAGATGATGCCGATGATCTTGCTCATGTGATGCCTCCGCTATTTAGAAATGATCGGGAAACCGTTGTGCTCGATACCGTCCAGAAGCCTTCCCGCAGCCTTCTTTCCGATTTTTGCCATGTGAATAACCGGACCCATATTCGCCGTGCTGCCCGCATCAAGCAGAGTTCTTCCATCGTCGGCGACCATCTTCCAGTCGCGCGCTTTTGCGGTAATTCCGTCTGCTCCGGAGAATTCGCCCCATTGCTTAAACATGAATGGCGTCCCGGCAGCGGCGCATTGGTCGCGCAGACTTCTGGCCCAATGCGGGTGCATCGGCCTGGATAAAGGCCCGGATTCGCCGCCAATGACAACCCAGTCGAGCGTTGGTCCGGGCTGGATGCTTTCGCCCCACCCGGTACCGCGCGAGTCGATACCGGAAAGCACGTCAGCTAAGACGGAATAATTCGGATGCTCAATAGCCCGCAAGTTGATCGGACCAAGCAGCGGCTCGGCACTTATCCAGCGCACTGCGGCAGGCGTATCAAGCAGCATCGGGATTCGTTCGTCGGCGGCTTTTTGGTCTTCAACGCTAACGCCAAGCCAGATTCTCGGATGCGGGCCGTCAAAGTCCACCACCTGATCCCATAGCCCGTCCGGATCGGTCCCGCCGCCGTAATTGACTGCGGCGCGCGCCCATGCTTCACGCCGGTCTATCCTGAAGTAGTCGCGCATTCGCTCCGCGCGCTTAGTCAGCACCTGGAAAATGTGCCCGTCCTGCTCGCCGCGTCCGTACAAGCAAGCCCACATGACGCCGAATATGGTGTCAATCCAGTCGTCCGGGACACTCTCGTGAAACAGGTCAGCATGGGCGCAAACAAAAACCATGCGCTGCCGCGCCCACCGGATCGGTTGGTCAAGCCACTCACTATTGAGGCGAACCTCACCAGTCCAGACAGGCCCAGCTTTCGTATCGACGGTCAGGCCGGCGCGGCTTGGGTGATGCTGCAGCCTGGTTCCGGCCAGCTTCATGGCGTAGCAGTGCTTGCAGCCTGCGGAAACAACCGAGCACCCAGTTATTGGGTTCCATGTTGCGTCCGTCCACTCGATAATGCTTTTGTCGCTCATGCCGCCTCCCTGATTCCCATGCGATCAAACGCAATGGCGATTTCTTCTGTTTGAGCGTGGCCGCGCGTTACTTCGACCGGCAGCCGGATGTATGCCTGCCACGTCGCGTCGATGACGGCGCGGGCGCTTGTGAGGTCTTCTTCGACCAGCGGCACACCGTTGGCCAGGCGCTTTGCAAGGCGACGCAGCGGGGATGTGTCGATGGGTAGGCTGCGGTCGCGGATGATGCGATCCCAGCAGTCCGCCCAGCCGTCGATGGCAGGCGCCAGTTCGCACCACTCGCCGGACCAATCCTTGAACACTGGCGCGCCGCGCACGGTTTCGATTTCTCCGGTGGCCAGTTGGTCAAATGCCGCGAAAACCGGATCAAAAACGCGCAGGGCGGAATCGAGGCGCGGCTTGTTGACCACCACTCGATTCCTTGCTGGGTTGTATTGGCGGCGCGGCTTTCTGCTACGTGGCATTTGCTGCCTCCATTTTTCCGAATAAGTAGGGTCGCAGCACGCGCAGGATTGACTCGGGCGGCGCATTGAATCCAGGCTCCCGGCCGGCGATTTCATCAAACCAGTCCTCGAACTCCGTCCCGTTGACCAGCGCCATGGCGTACATCATTCGCGCCTGGCTATCGACCGTGCTCTCGCCGGAGAATGACCAGCGCACCACGGCCTGCCACGTTTCCGCCTGTAGCATTGCGTCTGCCGCTTCATGGCGGAGGCGCTCGACCTCCTGTTTGCCGATTGCGATCAGGCTCACGGCTTGGCCTCAGAACGGAATGTCGTCTTCAAAATCAGAGAACCCGCCGGAAGGCGGGGCAGCCGGCTTACTTGCTCCGGCCGCGCCAGCCGGGGAAGGGGTAGAAGTGCCTTGCGCAGGCTTTTCGCCCGCAGCGCTACCGGCGAATTCCAGGCTGGAAATGCGGCCGCGCAGCGTTGTGCCGAGCGTGTTGTCGCGCCGGGTGAATTGCTCGATGCGGACGTCGTCGATATAGGCGTTGATCTGCTGGCCCTTGGTCAGATAGGGCTGCAGCGACTTGGCGCGGTCGCCGAACAGGCTGGCATCAACCCATTGAGTGGCGCGCTTGCCTTGCTCGTCTTTTTTCCCGTAGTTGTAGGCAAGGGCAAGGCCGAGAACGGCGGTGCCGTCAGGCATGTAGCGAAGCTCGGCGTCGCGTCCGAGGCGGCAAAGGCCGGTGAGAATCATTTTGTTTTGCTCCTGAAAAATTTGCGGTGGGCGATCATG